GTATCTCCGCTGGGGTGCCCTCGTACCCCATCCTACGGCAGACAGCGCAGCCAAGCTCGGCCACGGCACTGAGGTGTCGCTTCTCGTCCTTGGTCATGGCCTTGGGCAGTCTTCGGGCACCTTGACGGCCACATACACGGGGGTGACAAGGCGCTTATTTGGCCTTATCCACCTGTCGATGTACACATCAGGCATGGCGACCAGCGACTTGGCTATGGATCGTTGGTCAAGGCCAGCTATTAGGCAAAGCTCTTTTTTTGTCAGGCCGTCTTCGTGGGCCAATAGAGTGTCGCGTATTAGCTGATGTCTTGACTTACGCATTGCGTTCCTTTAGCTTGGCTTCAATCGCTACCATTAAATCAAGCCACGCAACATCAGCCAACCCTAGTCTTTCTGCAATTTCCAAGGTATCGTCTTTTGTCAACCCTACCCACGGGCGCTTTGCCATCCTGTTGACCGCCTTGTCAACGCTGGACTGCGCCTGCATTTGCCTGCCATCAATGACTCCGCGCTCGTAGTCTGAGGCAGACTCCCTCCAAGGCTCCTGCGCTGGCTGTGCCAACTTGTCCTGCGCCGCAGCGCGTTTGCTTTGATAGCCTGTCATGTTGTTCCCCTTTCGCGGATGGCGGCAACAATGTGTTGTAGGGGCGGGTCATCAACATCTTTGGCAACGCATCGAGCCTCAATTTCTTCAACCAATTTCGCGCACTCCTCACGCTCATCAGCACGGGCTGCTGCTTCTACTAAGGCGGCAAACTTTTCAAGTGCTTCTTGATAGATTCCATCTAGATGCGGACGCATACCTATTAGTTGGCACTCTTGTGCTAGTTCAATGATGTTCATGCTGCTTCCTTCAGTAGTTTGTTTAATGTAAACGGCGCATGCATCTGCCCATGAACATTGGCGTTTAGTTTCGGCTGCAAGAAATGTATGTAAAGTGACTCTAATGTATTAAGTGAAGAAGTTTCGCAAGGGATAAACGCATAGCGGTTAAATTTCTTATGGCTATGTTGGCCTATCCTTGAATGAATGTTTACAGATTGCCCAACATAAACAACTTCATCTTCATCAATCAAAAAATAAACGCCAATAAGTTGTTGCCAAGGGATAGAAGCTTTTACTATGTCTTCACGGTTTATCAATGTTTTACTTTGCAGCTTGCATGACACAGTGTTCATAGTCTCCATTGTCTGTAGAAATAGTAATTTATTTTCTAACTCAGCTATCTTTTCCCCTAGCCCATCAGCGTACTGCTGCGCCTGTGCGCGTACCGCCTCTCGCTTTTCCCTGTTTGCTTTCCTTGTCGCAATACCTTTTGCAGTAGCTATTTTGCGCTGTTCCGGTGTTATGTAGTTCATCACTTCCCCCATATCGCAAAGGCCAGCATAGCAAGGCCAACAATAAAGATAAGCAAAGCCAGCAGTGCTTTAAACGAGCCAATGACATCCTCTAGCGGATTTTCTTGCCCCATCAGGCATCCTTTGACATAGGCATCATTGACCTCTTGAATTCGTTGCTTGCGTATTGGGCAGTCCTTACCTTGGTCGCATGTTCCATCAGCGTTACAGCAGTTCATTTGGCACGCTCCTTGAGCATTGCGTTTGCCGTCTTGTAAGACTCTCTTGCAAGTTCATCATCAGGCGGCGCGTATTTTCCTGTTGTGGCAGCATGAGCAAGCAAGCCCTGCAACGCTACTCCTGCGTAATGGTCGCGCAGGGTCATGTCCCGCGCAAAGCCGCCTGTCTTCACAAGCCACTCGGTGTATTCCTTAGTAATTAAATACTCGCCGTCCAATAATTGGTCTTTCATTTGTTTACTCCTTGACTTTGCGCTTTTTTCTTCAGGTAATACTTGCGTGCATAAACCCGTTGCCGCGCTTTTTTATCAAGCAGTTCTTTTTCTTTCATCTTTGAAATCCAGTCTGTATTAACCTTTGGTTTTGACAACACAGCAGAGAGAGTTGATTCAAGATCATTTATCCTTGACTCCAAATGCAAGATAATTGTTTCCATCTCTTGGGCGTGTTTCCACAAATTTAGTCTCATACGGTCACCTTAAATTCTTGACGGTTGTTTGCTTGTTCTGTGCGCCAGATTTCGACGCGAAGCTCGGCTGCGGTAATGTCCCACTTGAGCTTCTCTTCAATCTCTACCGCTGCCTGTAAGCCCTTGATCAACTCCAGCATCTCTGGGTGCGCGTAGGCTTCGCGTTCTTGAGCGCCAATTGCGGACTCGTTGGATCTCTTCATCAAGATGGCCTTGAGGCTCTTGCGGTACTGCTCAATGTAAGTACGTTCTGCCTTGGCCTTGGCAAAGTTTTTGGCGTGCAGGAGGATGTAATCTACTGCTTTGTGAGGGTCTCTATCTTCCACTGTATTTCCTTTCGCTGTTTAATGTGAAATTAAAGGATATCACACTTTTTTATCCCGCCTATCCTTTTCTTCAATTATTTTTTGAGCCTGCTCGTAGGCCACATAAGCTATGTCGTCTGGCTGCGCGTTTTTGGGCCTGCTCAGTAGCGCCAACATGGCAAACATCGCCACCACATCTACCCACTCTGGTTCTTGTTTCATTTGCGCTCCTTAAATAATGCTTGACCAGCCTTTTCAGGGAACTTAGCTCCCCATGCGACTATTTGCAGCACATCCATGTTCTCTAAAAATCCATCCACCGAACTGATCCTGTACTCGATCTCTCCAGCGTGAGTCTTAACTTTTGCTATGCCAATGGTGCCCTTTGCGCTGGTAAACCACAGGCACCGCAGTGGTACGTCCTCGTTCATTCCATCTCCTCAATATAAATCCAGAGCAACCCACCAATGGGTTTTGCCCAGTAAATGCGTAAGTCGCGTATTTGTGAGTCGTCTTCATACACCCCGGCATGGGCCAGCGAGTCCAGCGTTGCCTTCAAAAGATTGTCTAGGTCGCGCCTGCGGTTGTCTGGCCGATGCGCCTCCACAGTAAGACGCAACGGCCCATCAAAGTGCTTCTGGGCACGTTGTATCTCTATCTGGTCAGCCACATTTTTTCGGTAGTCTCTGCCGTCCTTGCTGATCAGCATCCGCCCGTTGACCATGCGCCAATAGGTATTGACCGATGGAGGCCACGGCAGCATTATTTCAAGCGGGTTCATTGGCGCTGCTCAGGTATGCGGTTGCGGATTGCGTCCCCAAGCTCTTCAATGTTCAAGCACTCGTCGGCCATCTTGGCGCAGGCTTCGCGCTCAATCAGGATTGCCATATGCGTTGCGTGCATAGCGTAGCCAAGGATCTCCTCCCTAACCTCTGCCAACGCCTTGTCAAACTCAAGCTGCGTGAACAGGGTTTGCCCCTGCGAAAAAATGTTCTTAGTGAACTGGTTCATTTCCATTCTCCATCGTTGCCTTGGTTGCCTTTGCTCCACTGATCTCGAACGTCTCTGTCCAGATTGGATTTAGGGTGAAGTTGGTTCCATCCCTTGATAGTTTTCCCAGTAATGTCACGGTAGCCTTCAAGGAATCGGATTGCAGCGTCACGATCTTGTATTCGGGTTTTGATAACCCACCGAACGAGACAGCGATGCCGATGCTCGTCCTCACCTTTGCCCTCCGCATTCACGCTTCCTCCTTCAGAGCTTGCTTGTACATCTGGATCTGGATCGACCGCAGCCGCTCCCCAGCCAAGTGCCGAAAGCGTAGCTGCTTGGCCCATGCCTTGGGATCAACTCTTTCTGTGCGCTCTGCCATCATGGGCGCAATCTTGGCCAACTCTGCGGCCACCCGCTCAGGATCCGCAGCCGGTTCAGGTAGCATAAGCACCTCTGGCGCTGGAGCCATGCGGCACAGATTCTTAAACTGGATGGCGTTGGGCACCCGCTCAGGCAGGTTGTCCAGCGCCCAGACGATGCGCCTCATGGTCTCCTTGTTTTGCAGGAAGCTGCCAAGCTCGTGCTGCCACATGGACTTGACATCCATAATCGGAGCCGCCCCAAAAGAATTCTGCCAAGCCGAGCCGTAGGTCAAGGCCAGCCGCTCAAACAGTCGATCAATTGCTACCATTTTCGATCCCCAATGCGGTTACTTCCACGGTCTTGCGACCAACCAT